TAACTTGACGACTGGCGCGCCGCCAAACTTCGGCGCATGGGACTGATTGGCGGTAGGTATGAACAGCCGATACAGACAGCCGTGATAGTGGAACCGGAAATCCGCGAGGCAGTAATCAAGCCTGTCAAAAAATCGACCAAGGCAAAAAAAATAAGGGGGTGGCATAATTGGCTATCCTGGACGATGTAAAGGTGGCTCTGCGGATAGCCGCAACCACTAACAACTTTGACACAGAAATACAGGACCTTATAAATGCCGCCATAGCCGACTTAAAGATGGCAGGAGTGGCAGCTGATAAGGCGGTAGACTCCGACGCTTTAATCAAGCGGGCCATAGTAACCTACTGTAAGTCGCACTTCGGGTACGATAACCCCGATGCCTCACGGTTCTGGCGGTCGTATGAATCGCTAAAAATGCACTTAACATTATCAGCAGACTATAACACTGAGGCGGTGGTGAGTCCATGAGGCATAACCAAATCATTAAACTGATCAATATTATCACCACCGAAGATGCAATCGGCAACCAGATCGCTTCGACTACCAAGCGCACGGTCTACGCCAACGAATACTATGTCAGCCAAAGTGAGTTCTACAACGCCGCAGTAGCCGACCTAAAGCCGGAGAAGCAGTTTGAAATCTATTCCTATGAGTATCAGGACGAGCCGAAGCTGGAGCATGACGGAAAAGTCTACAACGTGATCCGCACTGAGAAGCGGGGCGACAAAACCCGACTGACCTGTGAACGTATCATAGCTGATGAGACCGGCAGTGCAAAGCTGGTAGATCATAAGTTAGTCCAAGACCTCAAGGCGTTGGTGGAGACTATCCTGGCTGACGAAAACGTAACCATGACAGCGGAAGATAGAGCAGCATACCAAGCGGCCCTGCTCGCTGTGTTTGTGGGGTGGTAGTATGACTAATATCGACATCGACCAGCTGGCAAAAGAGATAGCAAAAGGCCTAGCTGAATACTCCCAGGATGTGGTTGAGAAGGTTAATGTCAGCAGTGAGAAGGTCGGCAAGGCCGCAGTCAAGCAACTTAAACAGACATCACCGAAAAAGTCTGGTAAGTATGCAAAAAGCTGGGCCGTAAAGACCGAACCCGAAATTGGCCAACCACATAAGCGGATTGTCCATGTTAAGGCTCCGCATTATCGGCTGACCCACCTACTGGAACACGGTCACGCCAAGAAAGGCGGCGGCCGGGTAGAAGGTAAACCCCACATCCGGCCAGCTGAGGAGATGGTTATAAGGGAGTTCATGTCAGAGGTAGAGGAGGCGATAAAAAATGGATGAGGCGACACTATTTACACTACTTAAAACAACCAAGCTGCCGGTAGCCTATCATCACTTCGTATCGCCGCCCAGCCCGCCGTATATTGTGTACCTGTTCAGTCATTCCAGTAACTTCGGAGCTGATAACAAGGTACACGAGGCAATAAAAAACTACCAGGTAGAACTATATTCCAAAACCAAGGACCCGACATCAGAAGCGCTAATCGAGGGCCTTTTTGATGCTAACGATATCTACTGGGAGAAAACCGAGACTTACATTGATTCTGAGGGCCTGTACCAGGTCCTTTACGAAATTTGAGGAGGATTGAGAAATGTCCAACAAAGTGAAATATGGACTAAAAAATGTCTATTACAGCGTAATTACCTTGACTAACAATGTGCCCAGCTACGCCACCCCGGTGCATATTCCGGGTGCTGTTAATCTGTCGCTGTCGCCGGTGGGGGAAAAAGTAAAATTTGCAGCCGATGACATGGAAGATTACTTTGCGGAGAATGTCAACAATGGATATGACGGCAGCCTGGAGATGGCACTCGTGCCTGATAGCTTCCGAACTGCCGTGCTGGGGGATACCATTGATGGCCACGGCGCGATCATTGAGAACGCCAACGCTACCGTGAAACGGTTCGCGCTTATGTTCGAGTTTGATGGGGACGCCAAAAAGACTCGTCACGTCCTATATAATGTGCTGGCAAACCGGCCTAATATTGAGGGCACTACCAGATCCAACACCAAGGAACCGAAGTCTGAGACGCTGGAAGTCGAGGCCAGACCGGCAGTTGATACCAGCAACGTGAGGGCAAAGGTCCTGCAGGGCAACACCGGTTACAATACCTTCTTCAGCGCAGTCTATCTAGAGGATGCCGTGACCAACACAGCAGCTGACCCGACAGACTTTAGTAAGGCGGGGGCAGACGATGTGCTGGTTAACGTAACGTCATCCAGCCCCACCAATGCGGTTAAGAGTGTCTACATGGATGGCGTGCCGGTTGGGTTCGCGCATCTTAGTATTACCGGCGTTAATGTCACTCTGGCTAATGCCTACATTGATACTCTGACCAATGGCGACCACACCATCTTAATTGAGTTCACCCAGGGCAATGCTGTAAGCGTGACCTTGACCGTAAAGGACTAGGTGATTAAATGCGTGAGATACAAATAGGTGACAAGACTATAAGGGTCAGGGCTACTCCCCTGGCCCTACTCTTTTATAAACAGGAATTTAGTGTTGATTTGGTGGGCGATTTGATGTCAATGCAAAATATGGCCAACGACCCGAGCCAATTTGACGCTTTGAAGTTTTTACAGCTTATCTGGGCGATGGCTAAAGCCGACGACCCCAAGACATTCCCGAGTTTCGAGACCTGGCTGTCAACCCTGGATAGCTTTGATTTTACGGACCCGGGACTAATGACTGCTGTAGTGGAGGAAGCAACTGACGGCTTTTTTCGTGGAGGTAGAAAGTAGCGGGAGCGGAGAACCGACAGATACAGAGGCAGAACCACCCGAGCGCCTTGACCTGGATCTGTTGGTGGTAGGCAAAAAGATGGGACTCAGTTTTGATGAGATGAATATGTTTCGAGTGCGGGACCTGATTAAATTCGTGCGGATTTATAC